CCAAGCTGTGTCCGTCTGTAATGGATGATATGATGTGCTCTTGTTTTGCTTTGCTTATCATGTGTGTGTAGAACTACCTATTAATTGATATATAATGTGGCACGCCTGTGTGGGTGTGATACCTTATTATTTATACCCCCTATGCCTTGCCAATCTGCATACATTATTATTATTATTTTTTCTGCTGGGTTAATCATGTTTTTTATTTGCCGTGCAAGACTGTATCAACTCAATGTTTATTCGAGGGTAATACCTCTCCCTCTTTTATATGCAATCAATAAACTATATTAGCATTACATTCAATAATATTTTTACTGTAATAAATAATTGCCGCTGAAATTAATTTGCTAAGTCATTGTTTTTATTTGTTTCTTTTTTGTTGCATATAGAAATTATTTCTATATCATTATATATATTAACAACTAGCAAAGGTTTATAAAATGAAATATCAAACATTCTTATTAATAGCATTGTTTCAATTTATACTAATATTACCAATTAGTTTCTACTTAATGACTATTGGCTATGTTGGTCTATATTTTACATTACTAATGATTAGCAGTTTAATAACTGTAATAGCTTTATACTATCCACTAATTAACATTAACGACTAGAAAGGGAAAGACAATGAACAACATGACAAAAATACAAAACATTGCAAACGAAGCACAGAAAAGAAATGACAGAGAATTTAAAGAAAACAAAAAGAATATAAACTTTTCTTTACGAGGTAATAACAAATATTATTATGCGAACCAATGCAGAAGATTTACAGAGCTTGTTACAATGCATGGTTATCCATACATTGATAAAGAAGAAATCAAAACAAATGGTATATCTTTTAATAAGTATTCAATAAATGTTGGTTACTCACAATATAACAGAGACTTGAAAAGGTTTAACAGTACGCAAGAGATGCTTGGCTGGGTTGTTGGATATTGTGATGGTTTCGCAACAATCAAAAGAAACTTAAAATAATCTTGTGTCACTTATAAGCTAGGTTCTATTCCTAGCTTATGGGAGCTACAAGCTCAAAACCTAGCAACAAAGAAAGGCTATAACATGACACTAACAAACAAAGATAAAAGAGCTTTACAAATTGGTTTATCAATTCAATTAAAAGATACATCTTTACAAGAATATAAATCATTTACAAAAGAAGCTGATAAATATTTACAAACAATCTTTTTAGATTGGTTTAATAACTTTCTTACTTATGAGAAATTTGCAGAACATTATGAAATAAGTATTGAAAGAGCTGAAAAGCTAATAGAAGAAGCAAGAACTATACATGAAAGACTAGTTAAAGAAACTATAACAACAAAGCTATCTAAAGAACTAGGAGCAAGTAAAAAGTTTTTAGATGAAAAGATTATATTTATACAAGGCTAAAAAATGAAAAACATATTTAAACTAATAGCTACTAGCCTAATAGAATTATTATTTCTATTCACAATATTTGGCTATGCAATATTCATACTAATAATATTTAGCTAACAAAGAATTGTATAGGCTGGTTTTGTACCAGCTTATACACTAACAGAGCTATACGGCTCTTAAAACGGCACTAATGCCACAACTAGCAAAGAGAAAGACAATAACATGACAAAAGAAGAAATAGAAAAACAACTTAACATCATTTGGCAAACTTGGTTAGTAGCTGAAGAAACAAAAAACAGATTATGTTTTGAATATGATGCAAAGTTTTTAATTAAATTTAATGCTGATTATAATACAGAAATGTTTTTATCAAATTACTATGACAAGTTATCAGACAGTCAAAAAGAGTTTGCAAACAATATACTACAAACAATGGTTGAAATACAAAACCATGACAACATACTTAGCAATTTATAGAGGAGCAATAACATGGCAAGCTATGAACAAAGGAGAAAGAAAGTTTTAGAAAGAGCAAATAAAGCAAGAAAGTCTTTATCAAAAGAGCAATTAGAAGCTATTGACCAAGCACATGAAACATTAAGAGATTGCTTGCAGATGCTTTATGATTGTCAAGACTTGTATTTGAGTGACGTTAGAAAACTTGATACTGCCTATTACTCTTTAAAGAACGAGTTTAACTTAGATAACGAACAGGACTAAAATAAAAGGCGTTGCATACATGACAGATGCAACGCCCTAACCTAGCAAAGGTAAGGAGAAATTACCATGCAACTAACAAAAGAGCAATTCAAAACTATCAGAACTCAATTACAATATACGCAAAACGAGTTCGCAAATTTACTTGGAATAACAATAAG